TTTAAAGACCTAAAGACAGGTCGCCGAGACAAAGAAGCTAGAGCGCGGGCTATACAAGGCCGTATGCAGCAGGGTATGGTGTTCTTACCCAAGAACGAGCTGTTTACAGGGCCATTAGTCGCAGAATTATTGCGGTTCCCGAATGGCGTACATGACGACCAAGTGGATGCATTGGCATGGGTAGGTTTGATGATGGCGGAGTTCGCTACATTCCAACCAACCGTTACCCGTGAATCATCTTGGAGAGACCGTCTAGACGGCATGATTAAAGAACCGCGTATTAAATCATCGATGAGTGCATAATTATGAAGAAGGCAGACCGTCTCAGTGTAGAAGAGCAGAACACCATTGCATCAAGTCAATGGGATCGATACGTCCGCGCACGGGACAACGGTCATCTTGAATATATCTACATGGCTAAGAAGTGCGACGCGTACTACCGTGGCGAACAGTGGGACGAGACAGATGTCGCTGCCCTAGAAGCCGAGGGACGCCCTGCCCTGACAATTAACACTATTCTTCCTACTGTGAACACCGTGCTAGGAGAGCAGTCCACTCGCCGTGCAGACATTCAGTTCAAGCCTCGTAGAGGCGGAGACGCAGAAGTAGCTCACACCCTGACGAAGTTGTACATGCAGATTGCAGACAACAACAAGATGGACTGGGTAGAGCAGAGCGTATTCAGCGACGGCCTTATAATGGACGGGCGCGGTTACTTCGACGTTCGCATGGACTTCAGCGACCACGTTGAGGGTGAAATACGAATCACCTCTAAAGATCCGTTAGATATTTTGATAGACCCAGACGCTAAAGAGTACGATCCAAAGACATGGAACGAAATATTCGAAACCAAGTGGATGACTCTAGACGAAATTGAAGAGTTATACGGCAAGAAGAAGGCAGAGCAGCTACGGTTCATAGCAGAGAACGGCAATAGCTTTGGCAGGGACTCAGTAGAATACGAGGAGAACCGCTTCGGAGACATCGAGGCAGACGCTGACTACTTAGGCGCAGGTATCCCCGGAGAAAGCGAGTACCGTAATGTGAAAGCGCTGCGCATCATCGAGCGCCAACATCGGCGCATGCACCGCGTTGACTGCTTTGTAGACCCAGACACTGGCGACCAACGAGATGTCCCAGAAGATTGGTCTGACGCTAAGACTAAGAAGTTCGCTAAGCAGTACAACCTAAGTGTTGTGTCTAAGGTTAAGCGCAAAGTACGCTGGACGGTTACATGCGACAAGATCGTGTTGCACGACGACTGGTCTCCGTACAGTAGCTTTACGATTGTGCCGTTCTTTGCATACTTCCGCCGAGGCAAGCCGTTCGGCATGGTACGTAACCTGTTATCTCCGCAAGAACAGCTGAACAAGATTGCCTCACAAGAGTTGCACATAGTTAACACCACAGCTAACAGTGGCTGGATGGTAGAAAGCGGCTCGCTTACAGGTATGACGGCAGATGACCTTGAAGAGCACGGCGCCGAGACAGGCTTAGTACTCGAGTATAATCGAGGCTCCAACCCTCCTCAGAAGATTCAACCTAACCAGATACCTACTGGCCTTGACCGCATAGCGCAAAAAGCAGCGCTTAACATAAAGACCATAAGCGGCATCAACGACTCTATGCTCGGCAGCGATAGCGCGGAAGTTTCCGGCGTTGCGATACAAGCTAAGCAGAACCGCGGCGCGATCATGATACAAGTGCCGCTGGATAACTTACGGAAGTCACGTCAGTACTTGGCTGAAAAGATACTCGAGTGCGTGCAGTCGTTCTACACAGAGCAACGGGTCATTCAGGTTACCAACGAGGACGACCCAACTAGACCTAGAGAGCCTATGGTCGTTAACCAGATGACTCCAGAAGGCCAGATAATTAATGACCTAACGCTGGGTGAGTACGATGTCATCGTAGCAACAGCTCCCGCACGCGATAGCTTCGACGAGACTCAGTTCGCTGAAGCTCTTAACCTACGTCAAGTGGGCGTTGCTATACCTGATGATGCTATTATTGAGTATAGTCACTTGGCGCGTAAGGGCGAACTGGCTAAACGCATCCGCATGCTCACTGGCGTAGAACAGTCTCCAGAGCAGCAGGAAATGGCAGCGGTTCAAGCGCAGATGGCTATGCAGCAGTTGCAGCTTGAGATTGCTAAGCTCGAAGCTGAAGTAAGGAAGACACAATCAGAAGCAGCTGTTAACCTAGCTAAAGTACAAGACGTCGCAGAGGTCGCCCCGCAGATGCGTATGGCAGAACTGCAGTCTAAGCTGTCAATGAAAGAGCAGGAGCTTACGTTACGACGCGAGCTTGCTGACCTCACTAACAGAACGCGTTCATCTCAAGCTGAGACTAACGCCGCCACAAGGATTGCTGCCACAGCAATGCAGACCGCCGCAAAACAGCAACAACCAAGACAGGTCGATATACCTAATATGCGACCGCCAACTAACCAATAGGAAATTGATATGTCAGAAGAAAATATTGAGTACGAAACCATGCCAGGCGCTGACAAGCTCGAAGAAAACGAAGGCTTGGACATGAACTTTGGCCTTGGCGAAGAACCTGTAGCAGAGGTCGAGGAGGAGGAAGTCACAGCAGAGGCTGAAGAAGAAGTCACAGCAGAGGCTGAAGCTGAAGCTGAAGAAGAAGTTACAGCAGAGGCTGAAGCTGAAGAAGTTACAGCTGAAGTCGAAGAAGAGCCAGAGCCTGAACTCGAGGAAGCTCCTACTAAGAAGCCTATGGTTCCTAAGTCTAGGCTGGATGAAGTTTTAGCTAAGCAAAAAGCGCTTCAGAAGCAACTAGACGATATGAAAGCTGCTCAGACTATAGCGGAAGAAGCGCCTAGCGAGTATGCTTTTAGTGACAAAGAGATCGAGTATCAGAACTTGGTGCTAGACGGCGAGTCGCAAAAAGCAGCAGCGCTACGAGCAGAGATCAGAGCGGCGGAAAGAGCGCAACTCGAGTACGAGATGACGCAGAAGATGACGAAGACCGTCAGCGAGAACCAGCAGTTGACAGCTTTGCAGCAAGCCGCCTCCGAACTCGAAGGAAGCTTCCCCGTGTTTGACCAGAATAGCGAGACCTATAACGCTGAATACACGCAAGAAGTTATAGATCTTAGGGATGCATTTATACTAAAAGGCGAAAACGCAGTCGCAGCATTGTCTAAAGCAGCTAAATTCGTAGTTCGCGAGTATAGTTTAGATACAGGCGTAGAAGCAGCGCCTTCGCTAACTGCCCCGCCACGTAACACGGTGGATGAAGTAGCCAAGAAAAGAGCAGAGGTCAGCCGTAAATTGAAGGCTGCAGACTCGCAACCGCCTGAATTGCCTGGAGAAAGTTCGGCAAATCGCGGCGAAAAGATGATGGACGTTAACAATATGACCGAAGAAGAGTTTAACGCTCTACCAGAAGCTACGTTACGTCGTTTACGTGGAGACGTTGTCTAAAATGCCAAGAAATTACCGCAGCGAGTATGACAATTACCAAGGCACCAGCGCTCAGAAGAAGCAAAGGGCTAAGCGTAATGCCGCTAGAAGGGCCATGACCGCTGCAGGTAAGGCGAAAAAAGGCGATGGAAAAGACGTAAACCACAAAAAGCCGCTTTCTAAAGGCGGCACTAACGCTCGTAAAAACCTGAACGTTGTAGCGGCCAAGAAAAACAGGTCGTTTAAGCGCACACGTACAGCTAGAATGAAATAGGAGCTAACAAATGCCCATTAAAAAAGACCCTAGACTAGCCAGAGCGGGGGTATCAGGCTTTAATAAGCCTAAAAGAACGCCATCGCACCCTAAGAAGTCTCACGTTGTTGTGGCTAAGCAAGGCGAGCAGGTAAAAACTATTCGTTTTGGTGAGCAGGGTGCTAGTACAGCGGGTAAACCTAAAGCTGGCGAGTCTGAACGTATGAAAGCCAAACGTAAATCTTTCAAAGCTCGGCATGGTAAGAACATTGCCAAGGGCAAAATGAGCGCAGCCTACTGGGCTGACAAGGTAAAATGGTAGGGGGGTGAACTATGTTCAAGACTTGCAAAGGGTGTCCAACACCAGCTAAATGCAAAGCGGCTGGCAAATGTTTAGGTAAAAAGGCTGCAAAACCTAAGGCCAGAGCTAAGAAGAGGCCGTACTAATGGCTTACACTAAGCCTTCTCTTAGGGAAAGGCTTAAAAACAAGGTTATGGCTTCCTCCAAAGGGGGGAAGCCCGGCCAATGGTCTGCCAGAAAAGCTCAGTTATTAGCTAAAGAGTACGAAAGTGCTGGCGGCGGATACAAAGGTGGCAAGACAAAACCCCAAAAATCCTTGTCTAAGTGGACTAAGGAGAAATGGGGCACGAAGTCAGGCAAGCCGTCTACTCAAGGCAGTAAGGCAACTGGCGAGCGGTATCTGCCTAAAAAAGCCCGCGCTGCTTTAAGTTCTAAAGAATATGCCGCTACTAC